TTAGAGTTCGTACCAGACTATAAGAACGATAGAATAATTATATACAACAAGTCTCGATCAGGAGACAACCCTTGGATTCAAATACATGGAGAAGATTAATCTATTTCCTACAACTATAGGGAAGTTTAATTTACTTGACTATACTGATTGGGTTGCCAAGAGGTATGAAGATCATATGTTTGAACGTGGTCAGACAGGTGAGATAGATGGTAAGGTGTTAGTACACCTCGACCCACAAATGAATAGCTTCATGTTAGAAGTTAATGAGTGTATAGATGAGTACCTATGTTGTATGAACGTCAGGTATAATATACATTTTATGAAGACATGGTATGCTATTAGTGGTGAGGACAGTTCAGTTCCTAATCATTGCCATGACCCTGCTCATATATCATGGGTGTATTACTTGGACACACAAGATCCACTAACCTTTACAAAGGATAGTGAGAACGAGTGGTTCCCACATGCTTTTGCTGAAGCAGAAAAGAATTTCTTTAACACATCAGCATGGGAGGAGAACACTAAAGAGGGTGACCTACTAATATTCCCTAGTCATTTAAAACACATGACATATAATACTGGACACCGTTGGAGTCTAGCAGGAGATGTATTACTTACCAATCCAGATCTAAATAAAGAAGGAGGACTAACTCATCCACGATACTGGAAACAATTCTAATGGCATTTAATCAGATACCTAAGACAGCTGCTGAGATGCGTAAGATGTCAAAGCATTTGAAGCATGCTGCTGAAGCTAGACGTGTGTATGATTACTGTGTCAAGGCAGAGTCAAGTATCAAAGATCCAATAGCAATGGATCCTAAAGACTCTAACCTAATAAAGATAATTCGTGAACTCAAAGGTGTGGTAACTATTGATGAGATAAAGAGAGAGTGTAATATAAAAAAATTAAAACTAGACAGTAAAACATGGGGCAACGGAACTAGAGGTGGCGGTGGTGCGAACAACCAAGGGTCTGCCTTTGAGAGAAAGTTAGCACAAGTATTAAATACATGGATAGCAGAGGGTACATATCCTAATGATGAGTATGGTAAAATGATTAAAGGTATTGTTGAAGATCATGACTTAGAAGACTGTAAAGCTATTAAGGTAGAGATGGTTGGTGAGCAAGATACTAAGAGACCTTTATCATTCAAAGGTGGTGGTTGGATGGTAGGTACAGCGGGTAATGGTAAGTATGATATAGGTGAGAAGGTATCTGATGTAACTCTTGATCTAACATGTTCTGATGGTAGTAGTAGGAAGGTATTCATCTCAGCAAAAACTTCTGGTACAGTTGCCCTGTCTAACTTAGGAACTAAGAGGAATGTATTTCCAGAGAAAGAGATACTAGCAGGAAAGATAACCACTCAAGCTGGTAAGAAATTAATGAAGACATTTGGTATCAAGGAAGCTGACATGGTAAAGATATTTCAAGAGGCAAGACAACAGCATGAAGAAGGTAAGTCTAAGATCAAAGTCAAGAGTGGATACACAGATAACAATGTTAGTATTGATCCCCTACTAAAAGGATTGATCCAAGGTTGTCTAGGTTATGGATATCATTATGTACATAAGCATAGTGGTGGTATCAAATCTTTTCACATGACCGAAGCGATCAATAAGAAAACAGCACAAGCAAATAAACTTGATGTATACTATGGTGGTAAGAGTAATGAAGGTCAACGTATAGACATGGTAGTTGACACTCCAACCATGGAACTAAAGTTTAATATCAGAGACACCAGTGGAAAAGGACAGGGTATACCTGATAAATTTCAAGCAGGATATAAGTTTAAAGATGAGTCTGAGTGGAGTCTAGCAGACGGAGAGGAAGTAGATGAGTAACGTAGTAAAACTAAAACACCTTGAGCATATAGAAGATGAGATGCTCAACTATGGTACAGAAGGTTGCGAAGCAGCAGTCCGTTTCATGCAGGAACTCACAAAGATGTTGGGTGGAGCTAGCTCAGCAGGATTCTTACAGACTAAGTGGGATGGTGCACCCTCTGTAGTGTGTGGGGTCGACCCTGATAGTGGTGAGTTCTTTGTTGGTAACAAATCTGTGTTCAATAAAGAAGAACCTAAGATGTGCTTTGAAGAAGAAGATATAGAATACTATTACTCTGATAAGCCAGGTCTAGCAGAGAAACTATCAGCATCATTAAAGTATTTCTCTAAGTTAGACATCAAAGGTGTGATACAAGGTGACCTTATGTTCACTGAGGGTGATAAAAAATTAGAGACTATAGACGGTGAGAAACTTATTACATTCAGAGCTAACACTATCACCTATGGCATACCTGTAAACCATGAACTAGGTAAGGCAGTTGCTAAGGCAAAGATAGGAGTAGTATTTCATACTCATTATACTGGTACAACATTAGACTCTATGTCAGCACAGGCAGGAGCAAAGATAGAGAGTAGTCAAGACTGTGTTTGTATACAGAATGACACTCCTATACATGATGTGGGTATGTCAACCCCTGACTTCAAAAAGTTTGAGGGTAATGTACAGATCATAGAACAGATGTGTAAGAAGTCAGGTGACTTCCTAGATGAACTGGTGGCAGGATCAGGAACTACAGGTACAAAGAAATATTATGTTGGATCTTTCCTTAAGACATTCTTTAATGCGGAGATCAAAGCATCACGTACTATCAATGATCCGAAGACAGCACTCAAGGGACTGGGTGCGTTCTATAAAGATAAGATGGATAAAGAAGTAGCTAAGATGAAGAGTGTACAGAAGCAAGCAGAGAGAAGAAAGCAACTGTATGATGGTCTAACATATTTGGAGGACAATGAGCAGAAGTTCCATGCTATGTTCGCACTCTATAGAAAGATACAAGAGAGTAAACAGTTAGTCATTGATGCTCTGGATAAATTAGAATCATTCAAGACATATGTACAGACAGACAATGGGTACAGGGTGACATCACCCGAAGGTTATGTGCTACACCATGGTGGTGACATGATCAAACTTGTAAATAGAGTTGAGTTCTCATTCATTAATTTCACACTGGATAAGTCATGGAAATAGTTGATTATAAATGTGTGTACTTTACTTTTGGTAGGTTCCAACCTCCTACTATAGGTCATGCGGATAACTTTAAGGCAGTAGCATCCAAGGCAGGACGCTGTGACTACTACATTTACATGTCTCAGTCTGTAGATAAGAAAGGATCTAATCCTCTACCAGTCGATAGGAAACTGTACTATGCCAAGAAGATGTTCCCTAATCTCAAAGATAAAATTAGATCTGCTAAAGGACCCGTGGAAGTTTTATCGGAACTACAATCACAGGGCTATGATGATGCTTACTTGGTGGTAGGTAGTGATCGTGTAGGTGCTATGCAGTGGGTCAAGAAGTATAATGGTAAGGATTATACCTTCAGAAAGATAGAAGTTATATCTAGTGGAGAGCGTGATGCTGACGGAGATACCTTCGCTATATCTGGTACTAAAATGCGGAGAGCAGCAGCAGCGGGTGACTTTGAATCGTTCAAGGCAGGTATACCAAAGGGTCTAGGACCTAAAGAGACGCGGAATTTAATGGATGAAATAGCAGAACTGTTATAAATAAAACTGTAATGAAATTAGAGTTTGATGAAATCTTTCAGCGATTTCAAAACGATACGCAAAGAGGTCAAGGATCAGAACGTCCGTGATCAATATTATCGTGAAGAAATATACAAGGTAGGTGAGTGGGTACTCACTGAAAAAGATAACGTAGGTAAGATCATACGAAGAGGTCCTAACTATGTCATCTGTTTGACTGCTGAAGATACAAAGTTCCGTACATGGGTCAAGGACATTAAGGAAGTCTTTGAAATTGGTACGGATGCCTACAGGCAATACGTTATGTCCTTGACACCTGGTCAGAAGGTACAGAAACCAGAAGGATCAGTCAAAGTCAAGCAAGTAATACCAACAGACCCCAAAAAAGATAAGATGGACAACCATGAATCCCTAGTTCAAGCTGTAGTAGATCAGCTTAACGAGTACTCACCAGTACCACCAGTTAAGAAAGACCCTGTAGGTAAAGAGGGTACTGCTAACAAGAATCCTAAAGGCACTGGAGGTGCTAAAGGTATCGGTGGCGGTGACGCACCTGGCATGAAAATGGCAGAACCAAAAGGTACAAAGGGTAAACCATCCATCAAGAAACCTAAGCATGCTTGTGCTACTAAGGTAGAACACGCAGAGTGGGGAGCAGGAAACTGTCTAAAGGAGCAGCATACACTAGACGAAGAAGGTAACGTATCACATTACGATGTGATGTTTGAGCATGGTCTAGAGCAGAACGTACCAGTACAGACTCTAAATGTAACACTGTCTGAGTATCACGAACACGCTATCAACGATGATAAGAACAAAGAAGTTCTTGATGAGGGTGGTCTTGATGCTGTGAACAAGAAGGCAGTTAAGAAGAAGTTTGCTAACCGCAAAGATAAAGATATTGATAACGATGGAGACGTAGACGGAAGTGACAAGTTCTTACATAAGAGACGCAAGGCGATCTCGAAGAAGATGGCAAAGGAGCATCATCAGAAGGATGCTGACGGAAAAGTTATCGAACATGATACAGAGGATACAGCTCCTTCTTCCGTAGAAGAGGGTAAGAAGAAAGGACTATGGGATAACATCCATGCTAAGAGAAAGAGAGGAGAACCTAAAGCAAAGAAAGGTGACAAGGACTATCCTAAGACTCTTAATGTAGAAGGCATGAAGGCAGCACGTAAGAACGTAGG